CCGCAATTGCAGCGGGCGTTTATCGAGATTGCTTTTGGCAAGGTGCCGGATACCCTGGAGTTGCCAGATGGAAAGGGCAGTCTTACCTACATGGTGAACTGGAATATTGATGCAGACGCAGACAATTCAGATTAACGCTAATCCTCATCCAGGGCAGGCCGAGGTACACAATCACCCGGCGCGCTTCAAAGTCCTGGCTGCTGGCCGCCGATGGGGCAAGACGCGGCTGGGGGTGAACGAGTGCCTTAGTGTAGCAGCCAGAGGTGGGCGCGCCTGGTGGGTGGCTCCGACATACAAAATGTCCGAGGTGGGCTGGAGGCCGTTACAGCGTATTGGAACAAAGATAAATGCCGAGGTCCGCAAAGCGGAGAGACATATCATACTGCCCAACAGGGGTGAGATCACGGTTAGAAGCGCCGATAACCCGGACAGCCTGCGTGGCGAGGGCCTGGATTTCGTGGTGCTCGACGAAGTGGCATATATGACAGAGCAGACCTGGACGGAGGTATTACGAGCGGCGCTTTCTGACCGCCAAGGCAAGGGACTATTTATCAGCACGCCCAAGCGGCGCAACTGGTTTTTTCAATATTGGTTGCGTGGGCAGGATGCTGGTGAGGAGTGGCAGTCCTGGCGTTTCCCCACCAGCGCCAACCCGTATATATCCCCAGACGAAATCGAGGCGGCGCGGCTGGGGCTGCCGGAGGACGTATTCAACCAGGAGTACTTAGCCGAGTTCCTGGAAGGGGAAGGGCAGGTGTTCCGCAATATCCGCGCCTGCATGGGTGCGCCGCTGGATACCGATCCAGGCCAGCACGAGAAGCACGTTATTGTGGGCGGGCTGGATTGGGCGAAGCACCTGGATTTTACAACAATTAGCTTTGGCTGCAAGACCTGTAAGCGGGAAGTGGCGCGGGATAGGTTCAATAAGATCGACTACGTCTACCAACGCCAACGCATCAAGGCTATGTGCGAGAAATGGCGCCCGACCGCAATCAAGGTTGAGCTAAACGCAATGGGTGAACCCAACTTCGAGAACCTGGCGCGTGAAGACCTGCCCGTGATAGGTTTTACGATGACTGCGGTTACTAAGCCGCCGCTAATCGAAAACCTGGGCTATGTATTCGAGCGCGGAGAGTGGCAGTTCCAGTCTGATCCAATTTGGACGGGCGAGCTTGAGGCATACGAACGCACGGTAAACAGGGTGACGGGACGCAGTACATATAGCGCCCCCGAGGGACTTCACGACGATACCGTAGTCGCCCGCGCCTTGATGATTGATCTGGCGACCGGATATGTGCCGATTGTGGTACAGCCCGAATTGCCGAGCCGCTGGAAATACAATCAGCAGGAGCCAGAGCGCGACGAGAGCAAGTGGAGGAAATATTAATGGCAGAGAATAGATTGGGCGAGCGCGGTTACACCGGTCTGAATATGTTTAGCGGCCAGGTGCTGGAAGATTTCCTGACCGAGATGCGGGGCAGCCAGGCGTATAAGCGATTCAATGAGATGCGCCTGAACTCCCCAGTTGTGGGTGCCATGCTAGTGGCAGTCGAGCAGGCAATCCGCGGCGTGGACTGGCAATTCACCAGTGAGGCCGGTGAGGAGGATGGGCGCCTGGAATTCCTTCAGGAAAACCTGGACAGTATGAGCCACAATCTGAATGACCACGTCACCGAGGCGCTTACCTTCCTACCATTCGGCTATTCGGTTTTCGAGATCGTTTATCAGCGCGCCGAAAGCGGGCAGATATATTGGCGCAAATTTGCCATCCGCGGCCAGGATACGATCTATCAATGGCTGACCGATGATACGGGCGGGTTGGCCGGTGTCAGACAATCCGGGCCGCCCAGCTATAAGCTGGTAGATATTCCAATCGAGAAATTAGTGTTGTACCGGACCCGCATCGAAAAGAACAACCCTGAGGGGCGTTCCATATTGCGTACTGCCTGGATACCCTATTACTATCTCAAAAACCTTATGCAAGTGGAAGCCATCGGTTTTGAGCGCGGCTTATCTGGTTATCCGGTAATCAAATTACCGCCCGGAGCCAACACGGATACCAGCGATACCAACAGTGATGCGAGCAAGGCGGACAAGATGGTGCGCAATATTCGTATGGATGAACAAGCGGGTGTAGTGTTGCCTTCAGAATGGGATTTCCAGTTTGCAGATTCGGGCGACAAGTCCGGCTTCCAATATATTGGCGAGGCAATCAAGCGTTATGAAAGCCGCATTCTCATGAGCGCGATGGCGCAGTTTCTAATGCTGGGACAAGACAACGTTGGCAGCTTTGCGCTTTCCAGCGACCAGACCGATTTCTTTACAATGAGTGTCAATGCCACTGCGGATATCATTGCAGAGACGATCACTAAGTATGCGGTGCCTCGCTTGCTGGCGATGAACGGCATGGACGCTGATGGTATCCGGCTGGAGCACTCGCCCGCGGGTGACATTGATATTACGCTAATAGCCGATTTCTTACAGAAAGTGGGCGCCATGATCACCTGGTTGCCACAGGATGAGGTATGGCTGCGCAGCGTTGCCAGGCTACCCGAGGCCGACGAAGAGGAGCTGGAAGCGGAACGAGAGCGCAAGGAACAGCAAGCCATGCAGATACAGGCCGCGTTCAACAAGCCCGGGCAGCAGGGGGAGGATGACAAGGGCGGCAATAAACCGTTCGGGGCTACGCAGTACGCTACTGGGCGCGCCCCAGATGATGACGAGCGGCGCAGATGGGAGGGACGGCTGGAACGCCTGGTAAAAACGTATTGGGCTAAGGCGAAAAAACGTGTCCTGAAAGGGGCAAGAGGATTGCGTGCCCAATAATCCATTGCAACCCTCGTTTTGGGATAACGAGGAATATGAGTTCTGGGATCGGATTGGTCCAACGCTCATCAATCTGATATTCGCGGGCGGCATGAGCGGGCACAATTTGCTTGATCCACGCCTGCGAGTGCTGGTTAATTGGGATGTATTCAACCGGGACGCAATCGCCTTCTTGCGCAACTATCGCCTGACATCCATCCGAGATATCCACGAAACGACACGCAATAATGTTGTTTCGGCAATTGACGATTGGATTCGGGCGGGGGAAAGGTTGCCTGTATTAGAGGCACGACTTACGCCCATTTTTGGCAATCCGCGCGCCTCTATGATTGCCGTGACAGAGGTCACCCGCGTTTATGCAGAAGGCAATCTGGCGGCCTGGCGCGCTACGGGGTTAGTGGATGGTAAACGCTGGAATACGGCCAGGGACGAGCGCGTATGCCCTATTTGCGCTCCGCTGGATGGCATGGAAGTTGGTCTTGACGAGAATGGTTTTACGACCGAAGCGTTTGGCGTTGGATTGACTGCGCCGCCAGCTCATCCGAATTGCCGCTGCTGGATCACACCAATCGTTACGGGTGGAGGGCTGAGGGAGAGCATACGAGGGATATTGGGATGATAAAAATCGAGATAACCGGTATTGATGAGATAGCTCGGCGGTTTCGGGCATTCCCAGATAAATATCAAGGGGCCTGGCGCAAGACAATGGAAGGTGCGCTATATAAAATCTGGGAGATCGTCGGTAAATTGGGCTATCCTAAACCGCCGCCAACCAGTACGTACAGGCGTACCGGAACGCTGGGACGCACCCTGGGGATTGGTCTACAAGGCGCCCAGCAGGGCGGCAAACCGGACATCTTCGAGGTCAAGCATGGCAGTAACAGGCATGAGGCCAGTTATGGCACGCGCCTGGGATATGCTCCCTACGTTATTGGGGAGCGGCAGGCATGGATGCACAAAGGCCGCTGGTGGACATTGCCGGGGACTGTTGCACGGAAAGCAGTAAAGGAAATCGAGAAATTATTCCAGATTATGGTTGACGAAATGGCGCGTTGGCTGGACGGGAAGGGATTATGACTGATCCCAATGGCTTTAGACCCATTTATAACCGCGATTACCGCTGCTCTCATTGCGGGCGTTTCTTATTTTCTGCGCGCATCGGGCCGCTAACGCGCATTGATATCCGCTGTGTGAAATGCAAGCAGATGATACGGTTTGAATATCTGCCTGAATTTCAGGGCGGTGTAACTATTTCGGTGATGGATGAAGTTATGGTATAATTCTCATGAAAGGAGAATGCCATGAAAAAGACCACCCACTTGATTTTGGTTATTTTTATCGCCTTGATTGTCGTCCCGATTGCCCTAGCAGATGATGGCGGATATGGCGGAGGGACTGGAACCCCCGCACCCACATCAGTCGTCCCTGTGCCAACGCCCACGCCCTTGTGCCAGAATAGCGGTAATGGCATTTGCGACCCTGGGGAGGCATTTCAATTACATATCAAGGTGCGGGCCGTAGAACCGTTGCAGCTTTTCAAATCAGTATCGCACAGAGAGATTGTAAGAAAGCCGCTAGTGCCATAAATCTATGGTATAATCTTCTCACCACATTTGGGAAATTATCATCATTTGTGGTATAATCTGAATATTAGAGCGTAATCGGGCCTTTTAGCCCACCAAGCGCCAGCCGCGGAAACCACCCATCCGCAAACTGGCGTTTTGTTTTATGGGGGAAAACTGTACGGGGGAGATTGAGTATATGCCCTGGCATATCGAAAAACAAGATGGTCGCCATTGCGTCATAAAAAACGACGACGGGCACAATCAGGGTTGCCATGATACGCGCGAATCGGCAGAGAAGCAAATGGCCGCGCTATATGCCAACGAAGAAATGATGCAATCAAAAATGTATCTGCTGGATGATTTCTTGACGGTACGGAAGGGCGAGCCGTACCGGTTATTCCCGCTGGGGCGGATAGTGAAGGGCGGGACAGTGAGGGAGATCACGAAGGAATTAGCGGGGAAATTTCGCCTCCCTCACTTCCGCCCCGCTATCAAGTTGGGCTCGCATAAAGAGGAGACACCGGCAGGAGGCCATATCATCGGGCTTGAGGTCCGAGAAGATGGTTTGTACGCCATCCCTGAATATAACGACGAGGGAGAGCAAGCGCTTACGAAAGGCGCGTTTCGCTATCATTCGCCAGAGGTGATCTGGGAGGGCGGTATGGAAGATCCGGCGACAGGGGGAATGATCCCCGCGCCGCTAATCATTGGAGACGCGCTTTTGCATACACCTCATTTGGGCGAGGCTGCGGCGCTGTATTCCGTAGAACCATATACAAGGGAGGAAAATCAAATGACTGATACCGTTCAAATTCCCGCTAGTCTGTGGGAGAAGTTCTTGGCAAAGTTGTTCCCGCCGGTTCCCGATGAGCCGAGGCCGGAGCCAGAACCCAAAAAGCCCGAGGGCGTGGAAGTATACGAGGCCGCAGTAAGAGAGCGGGACGAGTATAAAGCCAAGCTCGCCACCCTGGAGGCTGAAGCTACCAAAAAGGCTCGGGTAGATCAGTTCGCCGCGCAGCTCAAAGAGACCAAAGTGGGCGAGGGCGCCGATATCCTGGCTGGCATGACTGACGAGCAGGCCAATTGGGTTATCACCCAATTCAAGGCGCTTTCTGTTCAGATCAAAGAAAGTGCATTGCTCGATGAGATAGGCACGGATAAGCCCAATACTTTGCCCGAAGATCCCAGGCTGGCATTGCACCAGATCGTCCTGGCGCACATGGGCGAGAAGAAAGTTGACTATAACACCGCGTTGGCGACTGTTATGGCCGAACGGCCCGAGCTTGTCCAGGCCGCATATCAATAATATCAATAATAGGAGGGACATAAAACATGGCAAGTACAGCGACTGAGGGATTAACTTTTGGCGGTCTGTTGGCGTCCGCGAGCCTCGCGGCCAGCCAATATAAGATTGTCAAGCTGGCTTCTACTGCCGGCGAGGTCATTGTAGGCGCAGCCGCCACTGATGGGATTGTTGGGGTTTTGCTGAATGATCCCGCTGCTGGCGAGGAGGCGCTTTACCAATTCGCGGGGATTGCGAAAGTTCTGGCAGAGGCTTCTGTTAGCCGGAATGACAAAGTTGCATGCTCCACCACCGGGCGCGCAAAGACCACAACTTCCGCAAACGACCGAGTGCTCGGTTTCGCGATTGATGCCAGCGCATCCGCGGGCGATCTTATCCGCGTTCAGCTCAGTATCCACAATTTCTAAAAGGAGGGATTAAACAATGATACCTACCAAAAATGATGTGCAAGCAGTTGATCCCGTCCTGACTGGTATTCTCGTCGGATACATGCAGGCGGATAGCCGCTTTGTGGCCTCCCGCGCCTTTCCCGCCGTTCCGGTGGAGAAGGATAGTGGGACTTACTACATCCTGACTAAGAAATACTCTTTCCTGGACCAGGTCAAGCGGCGTGCCCCAGGTGGTGTGTTCGAACGCGCCGGTTATGGCGTGGAAACGGCTACTTATGCCGTACAGCTCTGGGGATTGGAACACCCAGTCCCAGATGAGAACAAGGCAAATTCACAGCTCCCGCTGGACCTGGAGCGCATCGGGCTTTCCTGGTTGGCGCAGCAATCGCTGATCCGTAAAGAGCGCGCTTGGGCCGCCGACTTTATGGCCGCATCCGTATGGGATAACACCGATAACAACAGCGTTACGGACTGGGACGACTTCACTGCCGGCGATCCGGCTAATGACATACAGACCGGGCTGCGTACTGTTTCGGGCAATACGGGTTATCTTCCGAATATGCTGATCGTGGGCGAAATCGTGAATCAGGCATTGATGCTGCATCCGGATATGATCGACCGCATCAAACACGTTCAGGCGGCAACCGCCGCAACGATGCAGGTTGCAATTCCCGGAATTCTGGGCGTCGAGCAATACCTGGTGGCGATGGGATTTTACAACTCGGCCAACGAGGCCCAATCTGCCAGTTATTCGGCAATCATCGACGATGACGCGCTGCTGATCTATTCCAATCCTGGCGCTGGTGTGATGGGAGCTACCGCGGGCAAGACCTTCTCGTGGGCTGGCGGTGGCGGAACGGGCTCCATCGTGACTTACCGCGATCAATCTGTGAAATCGGATATTCTCCAGCTTTCAGAGGCATGGGACCAAAAAGTGGTCGCTGCTGATCTGGGCTATATCTGGCTTGACGTAGTTTAGGAGGTGTGGCTATGGCTAGACCTCAAAACTCATCTAGGGGATTGTTCGCCAAAAAGCGGGTGGATGTTCCAGTTAGCGGGGGCATGATGTTCGAGGATTACTCCACGTCGTCTGATCTGCTGACAGCTTCCGGTACCGGGCTGAAACTGGCGGGTGGGCTGGCTATCTCGGGTAAGACCTCTTACATCACCGAGAATAGCACCGGATTTGCTTTCCCGACCGTGGCTGCCAAGCCATCGGCGCGTTCTGCTGCGAAATGGACGTTCTTGACCGATAGCACCGGACGCAACGCGATCCTGGTCAACACGACTGGCACAACCTGGAAATTTTTGAACGTTACTTCGGTGATACCGACATAACTGCCAGCTTTGCTGACGACGGCGATGGGAGCCGCTCCGCCTGCGGGTGGGGTGGTCATCCTCAGGTAGGGCGGCTCCTGTCTCCGACCACCCCGGAGACAACATGGCAAGACACGAGACTGTATATATAGGCGTGGTAGGCTCGGACCTGGAATATGGTAGCGCACGCGACACCATAGAGGCAATCGTGCGCAGGCCGGGCGATTCTATTCAATACGTGCGCGCTACAAAGGGGTTCGAGGCGCGCCAGCGCCATATCGACGCATTTATGGCAACCCACCATGACTTTATCTGCCTGCTGGATCAAGACATGGTGTTTCAACCTGAGACAGTTGCCCATTTCCGCTCACTAAATAAACCCTATATTTCCGGCTTCTATTTGCGGCGCCTGACCGATCCGATCGCGCCTGTTTGGTATCGGCCCTATAAGGGCGTTTGGCCCCTGGAACCCTGGATCGGACTGCCATCCCGTGACAGATTGCACCCAATCGGCGCGAGCGGCTGGGGCTGCATTTTCATCCACCGCGATGTTATTGCGGCTACCAGGAAAGTGTTGAAGGGCGAGTGGTACGTGCTTGAGGACGACATGGATGTCTGGCCTTATGATCTGGGCGAGATCATGCGCGCCATACGAGGGTTGCGGGCATTAGTAGATGAAAAACCAAGCGCCAACATCGTGCGCGCGGCCCTGAAGGATTATGTAGCAGCGCTAGAAAGCGAAATAGTACCCCTGCGCTGTGACCGCGACATTATAGGCAGTGATATTCGTTTTCCGGTGTACGCGCTGAAAGCTGGCTATCAGTTACTTGGGGATGCCAACATATCGCCGGGCCACATAGTTGATTATCCCCTCAGTATCCGGGAATATATGGAGTTCTCGCCTGCGCAACTGGAAAAGGGGCGCAAAGATACACATGAGTACGTATTGAGAGAGCGGCGCAGATTTAAAGACCAGAAAGCGAGATTACTAGAATGACAGCCTATCTTTATCCTAACCCCGATCCTGGCTTTGGCACCTGGACTTTACCGATAGAAGCCCCCCGCATTTTGTTTATTGCCCCCGGTCCGCTCCAATGGGCGAGCACCCGCCTTCGCGCCGCCTGGCCCGCCGAATATATTCCCGGCGCACAATGGCAGGAAATCAAGCGGGAGATCCCGGATGATTATGATGTCTATGTCTATGTAAAGACAATCAACCCCGATGGCATATCCAGGCAAATCGAAGAGGGGAAACAGGTGTGGTGGGACTTGTGTGATCCGGTGCATTGGCTGGACCCCAAGAATGCCCGCTATATGGCAGACTTATCGACCGGGATAGTCACCAGCAACCAGGCACTTACCGACGATTTCAATATCTGGTACGGCAGAGCAAAGGCGATTACGATTCCCGATCGGATCAAACTGGGCCATTACCCGGCTATCAAATATCACAGTCATGCCAATCCTGTACGCCTGATTTGGTACGGCGCGGGGCAGAATCGCATAAGCCTGTTCGCTGCCGTAATGCCGTTGGAGCGATTGGCCACCAATGGTATAAATATCGAGCTCACCATCATGGATGACCGCGTTCAACAATGGGAGTTTACCAACAGTTTCCCGGTGTATTTTGTGCCCTGGCAATTAGAACGGGAGGCCCAGATTATCGCCGCCCATGATATCGCTATTGTGCCCCCGTATCCCGGCCCCTGGGGCGCGGTGAAATCCAACAATAAACTATTGACCGCCTGGGCCTGTGGATTGCCGGCTTGCGATTGCCAGGATTACGATTATCTTTATGAGCTGGCGACCGATTCCGGGCTACGTAATCACGAGGCCTCTGAGGGATATTCTCGATTGATAAGAGACTTCGACATCGAACAATCCGCCAAGCAGTGGAAAGCATTATTGGAGATATGATTACTTTTCTTGATTTGGGCGGATATGGCAGACTCGGCAATCAGATGTTCCAGATTGCCAGCACAATGGGGATTGCGCGCCGGATTGGGTTGCCCTGTGTGTTCCCGCCGTGGGAATATGCGCGCCATTTCAAATTAGAAATTCCGCAATCAAGAAGGCGAGACTCGCTGCATGGATACAAATGGCAGCTATATGAGGAGCAGGGGGCGGGATATAGGGAAATCGTTTTGGACCCACAAATCAACTGGAATCTACATGGCTATTTCCAGAGTTGGCGCTACTTCGAGAATATCAAACATCAGTTGCAAACCGTGTATTTTGCTTTTGTAGGCAATACCACGTCACTGCCCTATACCAGCATACACGTCAGGCGCGGAGATTACGAGCAGCGAAGAAACGTACATTTCGATCTGTGGCCGGATTACTACCGGGAGGCCATGAGGGTTATCGAAGGACCGTATCTGGTATTCTCGGACGATATTGAGTGGTGTCGTAAGCATTTCAAGGGCGTAGTTTACTGCCATATCAAAGACCCAATTGATGCCATGCACATAATGAGCCGCTGCCAGGATAATATCATTGCCAACTCATCTTTTAGTTGGTGGGCGGCGTACCTGAACCGCAACCTGGATAAACGCGTGATTGCTCCAAATAATTATGTAGTGGGCGAGACAAGCGATGACCGCTTGCCGTCGGAATGGATAAGAGTATGAAAATCAACCCGCGTGGTTATTGGGAAAACGAGACTGACGAGGGGCATGGCGTTGATGAGAGCATAGCCGAAGCCCTGCTATCATTTTTCAAACATGAACCCAAGAATTTTTTAACTATTCTGGATGTGGGATGTGGTACGGGCTTTTATACCCGGTACCTCAGGCGGGGAGGAAGGTTTTGCCTGGGCTATGATGGTAATCCGCACACACATCTTCTAAGTGAAGGACAATGCGGGAGAGCAGATTTTTCGCGGCCCCAACATCTGGATAAGTTTGATTGGGTACTATCCCTGGAGGTGGGTGAGCATATTCCGCCAAAATACGAAAGAATATTCATCAACAACCTGCACCGGCATAATGAGCGGGGAATTGTCCTGAGCTGGGCTATCCCCGACCAGGGCGGTGACGGGCATGTAAATTGCCGTAGCAATGAGTACATTAAGGGGATATTCGCTAGTTTGGGTTATTCTAACGATCTTGAGGCAGAGGCAGAATTGCGGCGAGCAGCAACTAACTGCTACTGGCTGGCAGATACACTCATGGTATTTCGGAGGGGGACATAATGTTAGGTATCATTCCCGCGGCGGGAAAGGGGATGCGCTGGGGCGGCTATTATAAAGAGCTACTGCCCCTCGGCGATGGTCGTTGGCTGATTGATAGCGCGGTAGAGGCGCTGACCGCGGGGGGCTGCGAGCGTATCTGCATCGTAACGGCGCCAGAGAAAGCAGGCGTACACGCGACCCATTTCAGTAAGACGAAATACAACGATCTAAATATCTTCTTCGTCATCAATAGAAACATGCACCATGATATATTCGGTTCATTGGAAGCGAGCTTTCCCTACCGCGAGAGTTATAACTTTATGGCCTTTGCCGATACGCTGATACCAGAGGATGCGTTCTGCAATCTGCCCGGTAAACCGTTCGTGTTGGGTACGCACATCACGACTATGCCCGAGCGCTTCGGCGTGATCGACGGCGAGAAGGTTATCAATAAATCCGCAGAGTTGGCAGGCAGGGAAATGGCCGCCTGGGGTACGCTGACCTGGTCAAGCGAGGTGGTAGATTATTGGCTCTCGCTGGATGTGCATGATTATACCGATGCTATCAACCTGGCAATCCATAAATACGGCTTTGCAGAAAAGCGCCTGGACTATTACTATGATTTTGCTGCCTGGGGCGATTACAAATGCTGGATCAAGTCACTGTCATAACGTTTGCCGCTACGCCTATTCACCGCCGCCTGGCGAATGAGTTCGAGGCGATGTATGCTGATCACTTCGGCAATTATCACTGCTACACGGCCGAATGGCTGGCAAAGCAGCCTTTCTACAAGGATAATCCCCAAGTATTCCGCTATGCCAAATACCACGGCTATTTTTTATGGAAACCATTCATCATCCAACGCGCTCTGCAATCCGGGGCGAAGTTTATCCTATACTGCGATAGCAATCTGCGCTTCCTGGATTACCTGCGCTTCGAGACGGCGTTTCAGGCGCAGATAGCCAGCCAGGGAGTATTCTTGATTAAATACTCTCAGCATGCTAATTCCCGTTGGACCAAACGGGATGCGTTTGTCCTAATGGATGCGGATAATTCGCGCTACCACGGTGCACGGCAGGTCTGGTCAGTCATCCAGGGCTATAGTAAGTGGTCATATAGCCACAACCTGCTATCTGAGTACCTGGAGTATTGCCGTGATCCCCATATCGTCACGGAGGAGCCTAACGCCTGCAGACTGCCCAACCTGCCCGACTTCGAGGCTCACCGCTGGGAGCAATCGGTATTATCCATCCTGGCAGAGAAATACAGCGTCGAGTGCGTAGATTATATGCAAGCCTATCAATGGATTGATAAAGTTTACCCGGCCGACCTGGTGCAGTACAAGGCAGGCGTAGAACCCCTGGCGGTGCGCGATGTTTGAGCACGCCTACTGTATCAACCTGGATAGCCGCCCGGATCGCTGGCAGTTGGCGAAAGCGGAGTTCGAGCGGGTGGGGTTGGAGGTCGAGCGCATTCCCGGTGTGGTTTACCAGGGTACAGATGACCCGCGCCGCAATGCCTGTATCGGTTGCCATCTGAGCCATGCCGAGGTGCTCAGGCGAGCGATCCGGGCAGGATACAAGAGCACCTTGATACTAGAAGATGATGTCAAATTCATTGACCAGCCTGGGCCGATACTCCGCCAAGCGGCAGAGCAGCTCCCGCCGGATTGGGATATGCTCTATCTGGGAGCCAACATCGAACATCCCATGCGGCAGATAAGCACGAACCTGGCGCGGCTGACGGGGGCGCGGTCGACCCACGCTATCATTGTCCGGGATAGCATGTATGACCTACTACTAGCAGTAAACGCGGATCTCGCCATTAAATACGGGCATAACGATATGTACTATGAATTCGAGATCATACCCTATCATAACTGCTTTATCACCATACCCATGCTTGCAGTGCAGCGGGAGAGCTATTCGGACGTGTTGGGGCAGAATGTCAGATACCAGGACTGGATGCAGGAAAGGTACGATCAATGGCTTTCGTNACTTTTATCGTGCCGACTATNGGACGGGATAGCCTGCACCACACAATCAATAGCCTACTGGCACAAACCGATNCGGATTGGGATGCAGTGATACTGTTCGATGGCGTGGCAATTACCTATAACCCTGGGGATCCCCGCATACAGGTATATCGTCAGGATGAGCCCACAAACAATTGTGGATTAGCCCGGAACGAGGCTATCAAATACGCCTCTGGGGAATGGCTGGCATTTGTAGATGATGACGATTATGTATTGCCCACCTATACCGAAAAATTGCGGAGATATGCGCCGAATCAAGATATCATCTTGTTCACTTTCAGAATAATGAATACCGGGGTTTTACGACCTTCGCCTGGTGTGGACAAGATAACGCGCGGCGAGACGGGCATTTCGTTTGCTGTCAGGCACGCATTCAGAAAGCAATATGATTTATGGTTCACTGAAGGCATACAGGATGATTACCGATTTCTATATGCCGCAGAGCAGGCGAACGCGCGCATCCTGATTACTCATGACGTGCAATACATTGTGCCCTCCATTGGCGGGCTGGGCGTGTGGAGGCCCAATATTCTAGCTCCCGCCGATTTTGGCAAACTCACCAAATACTATTCGATCATAGTGACGGGTCCACAACGCTCGGGCACCAGGATCGTAGCACAGATGATTGCCCAGGATACAGGCAAAGAATACGTAGACGAGAAACGATTATTTGCCGATAGCCTGTATAAACTGCGCACGTTTCTGGGTTATCCGACTATCATCCAGGCGCCCGCGTTGTGTGCTTATGCTCATGTGTTCGGCCAATTCAATGATGATATGGCTGTGGTTCTGGTACGGCGTCCAATAGAGGAAATTATCGCCAGC